CTGCTGTACCATCGTGAGTATGTCCTGTAGAGGCAACAAAGGCAGCAAGCAGTTCATCAAATTCATCGTTAAATGATTTAGCTTTAACTACGTTAGTTGCCTGTATATCGGTTTCACTCTGTCTAGTATAACCTGCCATTATCTTACATCTCCTATTCCATAAGTAACTGTATATCCTTGAATACTGTGACTTGCATTTGTATCATTAGTAACATAACTAAACGAAATTGATTTACCTGAACCTGTAAAGGTAGTTCTTTCTACAGGCGATGGATTACCATCATAAATATCTCCTGTTGTGTCATTATCACCACCATAGTTTGCTATATTTGTACCTGTGTTAAAAAAAGATGCAGGGTCATCATTTGCTATAGATAAATCTGCAGGTTTAGCAACTTCGGTATTATCGTAATCGTATGTAACACCAACGGCAAGTGATATAACTCCTTCAGCTTTCATGTATGTAGATATACTATAATAATTTTTACGTACTTCTGGGTCTTGCATATATATAAAAGGTGTTTTATAAATACTTAATATCTTAGATGTATCAAAAGCATTACCCGATTCTTGTGCATACACTTTACCAGAAGAATCACCATGTATAACAATTTCTTCCTGTCCTAAATAATTACTTGCTGCACATACACATTCTATACCTGCCAATGTACCAAATTCAAAACCATAACCTTCACCTACTTGTCTTAAAGCTCCTATTATACCCTCTGAACCACTAGCAGAAAACATATAACGAAACTGTGATTTCTTTTTTATTACAACTGAGGATAGTGTAGATAGTATTTCGTTTGCTAATGTACCATTAATTGTAGACTGTATATTTTTAGACAATGTTTCTAAGTTAACGTCACCAATTTTATTTGTACCTGAAATTGGTCTTATACCATCTGGTGATAAAAAGATTAAGTCTCCACCTATTTCTACCACACTATCAGAAGCAAGACAGCCTAAGTTTGTTGTTACATTTTCTACGTTAAAAGTTTCTCCTGTAGCACCAACTACTCTTTTTATATTATTTGTACCAAATACATAAAGACTATTACGAAATGGTTTAATTGCAACTACAGGAAAACCTACTAATAAAAATCCACCACCTTCTTCTGAATCAAAGTTATGTTCATTTTCTGCTGCACTAAAATAAATAACATCATCTGATGCAGGGTCTCCTGCTAACCATACTCTCTTAGAATGTACCGCAGAAAACTTAGGGTCTGTTGGAGCACCTGCATGTAATATTTGTCTATAATTACTTCCATCATATGTAGCTGCAGGATTTATACCGTCTGTTAAAACAACTTTAGGAGTACCAAAATTAAACTCTGAAAACCTAACTTTACTTACACCTGTCATAGTTGGGTCAGATGTTCTATATAAACCTGCACCTGAACCTACTGTTATATTTCCTGTTACTGCACCGCTAGATGCTATCTGTGTTATTGTGTTAAAATAATTTGTACTTGTTACTGTTGCATCTGCTGCAGGTCCAGTTACAACTTCTTCAAGTGCCTCACCCAAAAAATCTGTACCTGTTATGGTAAATGTTATTCCTGATACATCTCCACCTGCAGAAAATATAGTAACCTTTCTAGGTTGTTGTGCTGCAGAGGTAGTAAAGTTAATTGTGTTAGAATCGTGTAATGCACCATTAATAGTTAGATTAGCTGCACCTGAGTTTGTTTGTGTTGCACATACACCATCTGGATCATTTGCTACTACATTAGATGTAACGGCTGTCCACCCTATAACTGCAGGTACAGATGATAAAGTTGCACTTGTACTAAACCCATCATCAGATATATGTTTACCGTTTGTAAATACAGATGTTGGTATTCTACCAAAATCAACAACTATTGTATTTCCACTTTTAGAAATTAATGTTCCTGTTACACCTGTTGCTGTAGAGGCTGTTGCTGCGGTTGTTCTTTCTGTAAGAGTTTCTCCTACTGTTAAGTTTGAATCTGAATTAACATTAAAACTGTAGTAATAGTTCCAGTGATGTAAATAGTTATTTCCTGATGATGGTGTCCTACAGCCTAGTACACCTTGATTTACTCCATTTGCTACTGATAAACCTAATACAGAGCCAGTGCCTGTTACTGTTCCATAGCTATGTGCAAATCCATTTATTTTTCTATATCCACCCTCAAGGTTAGGTTCATAATTAACTAACTGTATAGCTGCACCTGTAAAGGTTTCACCTAATGTTAATACATCGCTACCTGTATTTAATCCCCCTCTACATATAGCTCTAAACGTGGATACTGTATCTGCCATTAGGTTGTCAAACTCACTGCGTTTGAAGAGAACCTT